TGATGTGTGAGTTTGCTGATGACTACCAACGCAACTGCTTTCAAAAATCTTCAGATGATTACTACAACGAAACCTTTAAAACAAAAGAGATATGAACAAAGAAGCATTCAACAAATTGATGGGGTACGCAATGCACACCGTCAAGGAACTGGCAGAGAAAGCCAAGGAAATCAACCGCAACAGCATTATTGCACTTAACAACCGCGACCTTAAGGAGAACGGTATAGAAAAAGACTGATGAAGATATTAGAGCTACAGCAACGCAGCAAGGAATGGTTCGAGGCACGCCTCGGAGTAATTACTGGATCAAGAGCAAAGAGCGTCTTTGCAAAAAACAACCTACCATTTATTGATGAGCTTATCGCAGAGCGCCTCACGGGTGTTATCCCCGAGGGGTTTACCTCTGATGCAATGCGCCACGGTATCCTCTATGAGCCTGAAGCCATTAGAGTATATGAGGAGACAACGGGGAGGATAGTTGATGAGATAGGCTTCTGCGTGCATAAGGACTACCCTTTCATTGCTGTATCTCCCGACGGCCTTATTAATGTAGAGGGCAAGTACAAAGGTGCCGTTGAGGTGAAGTGCCCCAGCAGTAAGAAGCACATAGAATATATGCGTATTGGTAGGGTTCCAAACGAGTACAAATACCAAGTCATCCACTACTTCGTGGTCAATGAAGATTTGGAGTGGTTAGATTTTGTATCTTATGACCCGCGATTGAAGAATTGCAAGTTGCACGTTCACCGAGTGCTCCGCGATGATATGATGCACGAGATAACCGAGGCTCTTGATGCCTATATTAAGTTCTACGATAAGCTAAAGAAGTACGAAGATGGCATACTCGGAGAATGATTTAAAAGCCCTATGCTGGGAAGAGGCCAAGGTCTACTTCGAGGCTATGGATCGCAGCCACATCTCAAGAATGATTGAACACGCAGTAAGAAAGCAATATGCAGATACCGAAGAATCTTAAAGAACTCAGTGCCCTGGCCACAAAGCTCAAGGCAGAGAAGCACCCCGATATTCCGCCCTTTGCCTTGGTGAAGAAGCGTTTTAAGGATACCACCGCCAATGACCTTACGAAGACCATCATTTGGGATATGTACCACGTTAGGGAAGGTGTTGCCTACCGCATCAACAATGGTGCGGTATACGACCAAAAGCGAGGGGTATATCGCGCTGGAGTACAAAAGAAAGGCGTGCCCGATATCATTGGTATCATCAATGGCCGCTTCATTGGTATAGAGGTGAAGATTGGTAAAGACCGCCAAAGTGCCGACCAAAAACTCATAGAACAAGAGATAAATGCCGCGGGCGGTGTGTATTTTATAGCCAAATCATACGATGACTACCTAAACAAAATCAATGAAGTCACACATAACTGATGGGGCAATATCTGAACTGCAAGTAGCTGCTCTATTATTAGAGCACGGCTGGGCCGTTGCGTTTCCCTTTACACATCAAAACCCTTTTGATCTTATTATTTATAAATATGGTAAGGTTAGGACGGTGCAAGTAAAAAGTGGAACGTATGCCGACAACCAGCACACGGTGATAAAGAGCGACTACAGCAAATATGCTGAGGTTGACTACATCATTCTGCACGATAGAATACAACATCAGTTTTATATCTTCAGCAAGGGAGAGCTGAACAACCGCCGCACGGTGACAATGGACCCCAAGAGACACTCACAACAGCTCAACAACTGGAAACGAATTCAATGAACACAACAACAATAGCTAAGAAATACCTCGCTCACGGCTTTAGCCCTATTCCTCTTATTGATGGGGAAAAGCGCCCAAGCATTCGCAACTGGCAGCAGTATGGTGAGGAGCCTATGGGACTCAAAGAGGCCGAAAGCCTCTTCCAAAATACGGGGAGCATAGGTTTAGTGATGGGCTTCGATGGCATCCAATGCCTTGATATCGATGCCAAGCACTTTAGAGGTAAGGAGTACGAGGTCTTCTGCGAGAGGCTTGAAGAAGAATCTCCTGGCCTTAAGGATAAGATGATAATACAAACCACCCGCTCAGGTGGCTTCCATTGGATATTTAAATGCGATGAGATAGCGGGCAATCAAAAGCTCGCACGCAATATAGATGGTGAGGTGACCTTTGAAACGAGAGGCCGAGGCGGCCAAATCGTTACCTACCCAAGCAAAGGGTATAAGATACTCGGGAAGATAACTAACGTGAAGCGAATCAGCCCCGTGGAGCGCGACGTTGTCTTCCGAGTAGCCCGTACAATGGATGAGATGCAAAAGGAAGTGGTTGTAGAAAGCAAGCGCATTGGAGACATTCAAACGCAAGACCAAACGCCGTGGGGTGAGTTTAGAGCAACGCACACCGCCCTTGATATCTTACAGCGCTACGGCTGGAGCATAGTAGGGGAAAGCAGCAAGTACATCTATCTGCTGCGCCCTGGATCAACGGACAGCAAAACGAGTGGCGTGATATTTAAAGATACCGAGCTGTTTTGGCCTTGGACAACAAGCAGCGCCTTTGAGGCAGAAATGCCTTACGATGGCTTCCAATGCTATACCTTATTAGAGCACGGCGGTAGCTTTGATGAGGCCATTAAGGATATCAGAGAACAAGGCTACGGCAAGCGCTATGAGCTGAGTGCACCGAGTGACTTTAATATAGATTTAGATGATGAAGAAGTACAAGAAGAAATGGGTCAGCTACTGGCAAAGCTACGCGTTGACTCTACTATTGAGGTCACCCAACCTCCTAAAGCTCTTGAGATGGTTTTTGGTCAAAAAAGCTATATCATCGGCTCGCTGGGAAACTTTAGCCTCGTGCAAGGTAAAGCAAAGAGCCGCAAGAGCTTCTTCCTATCAGCACTCGCTGCGGCAGCATCATCGGACGCAATGGTATGCGAACACCTCCGAGGGTACATCTACCCGCGTAAGGTCATATACATTGACACCGAGCAAGGTGACTTCCACGCCGCTAAAGCAAAGAAGAGGGTGCAAGAGATGGCTGGATTACAAGGCAACATCAACTACGACCACATCGAGTACATCAAGCTCCGCAGCTTGGATTCAAACGCGCTCCGACTCGCTGCAATAGATTACATCTTTAGAACGGAGGAGAACATTGGATATATGGTCATCGATGGCATTGCTGATGTAGCCTCTAAGGGTGTGAATGATGAGGAGGAAGCCACAGCAATAGCCTCTAAGCTGCTTAAATGGACGGCAGAGTACAACTGCCACATCACCGTTGTACTGCACGAGAATAAGAACGATAGAAACGCTAAGGGCCACCTTGGGCAGTATATCGTGCAGAAGAGCGAGAGTACCTTCAGTGCTACAAAGAGCCAAAACAATAGAGAAATCACTGAAATCACACCTGAGTACACAAGGAACATTGAACCGCCAGCGATTGAGATGAGTATTGGTGGCTTTGATCTTGTTGAGTTCGCGGAGATAGAGGTCGATGAGTTCTACAACAAGACGCGCGTTTGGACTGATGAGGATAAGCACCGCATTGCTACCAAGATACTGGGCAAGAGCAAGGGTGATGCCGCTGCCTTCATTAGAGATACGGAGGACTGCAAGCGCAAGGATGCGGAAAAGGTTTTGGCATTGATGGAAGAAAATAGTATAATACATTGGGAAGGTAAGCGCCCCAAGATTGTAGCGCTTGGCCCTAACAATGGTGAAGACCCTATTGATTTATGATAACCGTAAACAGCTTGAGCGGAGGTAAGACCTCAGCATATATTGCAGCACACTATCCAGCAGACTATGATGTATTCTCTTTGGTGCGCATTGAGGATACCAACTGCAAGTTCCCTGATGAGAAGATTAGGAAAGAGGTAGAGGATAGAATCCAAGCGCCGTTCATTGCAACTGCTGAAGATGACACAATCATTTATACAATGCTTGATTTAGAACAATATATTGGTCGTGATATCACGTGGCTTACTGGGCCAACATTTGACCAAGTGATTCGAAATGCTGGTGGATATTTACCAAATAAAATTCGTCGTTTTTGTACGTCGGAAATGAAAACAAAACCAATTGCCGAATGGAGGCACAAAACAATTGATGGAGATGTTGAAATGCGGTTTGGTTATCGTGCGAATGAAACGGGGCGAGCAAAAAGAATGATTGAAGGGTTGAACGATAATGGAATGACCGAGGTCAAAATAATTGTTGGACGCACAAAAAACGGAAATCAAAACAAATGGCAAACAATTGAATATTGCAAACCATCATTTCCATTGATTGATTCAAACACATACAAAGACACAATCGAAGAATATTGGAAGGACAAGCCCGTTCGTTTTGCTTATATGAACAATTGTGTTGGATGTTGGTGGCGTTCACCAATGTTATTGTCACATATAAACGATAAAGAACCAAACAAAATGAATTGGTTTGCGGAAACTGAAGAAAACAATAAAGGAACATTTCGTTCCGATGTAACATATCGAGAGATTATGAAATGGAAACGTCAAATAAAATTATTTGATGATGATTTTAATGAATGCGACAGCGGATACTGCGGAATATGATAGACTTAAAGACACGCAATAGAATAGCACAGCTCATAGTAGATATGCATATCGGTGAGAAGAAGCCCATACGCAAGAAAGAGATGCTCCCATTGATTAAGGAAGTAAACAACACAGCAATCATCGGCCACGCCATTCGCTTTGTAACGAATGAACGCACTGGTGAGGTCACACACATTAAGAAGTATAGAAAAACCGCCTTAGAAAAAAGAGTAGAGAATGAAACGTGAATGCATCAAGTGTAAGAAAGAGCACCCCATTGAGGACTTCTACCCTTTAGAGAAGGGTAGAGACGGTAGAAGAGCGCGTTGCAAGCATTGTGAGAAAAAGTACCGCGATGCTAATAAGAAGCCCGTGATGCCCCGCGATGGTGAGCCTTTCCGACTTGATACCAATACGGTACACAACCATTTCTACATCCACTTTGGATTCACTGAGTACCGCTACAACCCATCAGAATGGAGTGAGCGTGCTAAGTACATCATAGATAAAACAATAACAACAACAACTAAAAACAACAAGCTATGACATTTCCCGACAGCTACCTTGATGACGGCAACCCGTGGACAACGGACAGCGAATGCTGCGCAGAGTGCGGCAAAGAAACTGAGAACTATGCACTGATTGATTCAGAACCAGTGTGCCAAGATTGTGAGCATAGTGTCTACTAAGATCAATCAACTCGACCTCTTCAGTGGTATCGGAGGATTCCACCTTGGCTTTGAGCGTGCTGGCTTTGAGGTTACGAGTTACTTCTCGGAAATAGATAAGCACGCAGTAGCAGTATATCAACACCAATTTAAAGATGCAACCTATGTCGGATCAGTTACTGATGTTCGAGGAGCAGACCTCCCCAACATCGACCTTATCACTTTCGGTTCTCCTTGCCAAGACTTTAGCCTCGCTGGAAAGCGTAAAGGGATGGACGGAGAACGAAGTAGCCTTATCCTTGAAGCAATACGGCTTATCACCGAATGCCGACCACGAGCTTTTGTGTGGGAGAATGTTAAAGGAACATTCAGCTCAAATGATGGCGAAGACTTTGCGGCAATCCTCCAAGCCTTTGCCAACATTGGGGGCTATAGACTTGAATGGCAATTGCTTAATACATCGTGGTTTCTCCCCCAAAATAGAGAGCGAATATACCTTGTCGGATATTCTACAAAGCCCCGAAGAGATTGGAGAGGAGTTTTTCCTATCGGTGGAACAAGAGGAGAGAATAATGAACCACCCACGCAAGAAATTGGTAAAGACATAACGCATACTATCTGCAGCTCTTACTCAAAGTTTACTAATGATTCGCCAGTAGTGTTTGATAACTATAACTACAAATGGAGAGAAGATGGTAATGTAGGTACTCTTACTTCTCACAGCGGTAATTTAAATGAAGGCTTCAAAATAAAAGAAAT